GATGACACCGGCTGGATCGGGGAAAAGACCTTCAACTTCATGCGCTCGGTGCGCATCCCCGACGGCTGCCCTGGACCGGGCAAGCCGGGCGAGTACGCGATGGACGCCTACGCCCAGAGCCTCCTCGTCAACGCCTGGGACGAGTTCGGCGGCAAGGAGCCCCCGCCGCCGCCCACGTCGAGCCTGCGCTCGAAGGCGCTCCAGAAGGCGATCACGCAAATCGGGATCAAGGAGTCGCCACCCAACTCGAACATCACGCCCTATACGAAGTGGTACGGGATGACCGGGCCGTGGTGCGCGATGTTCGTCACCTGGTCCTTCGAGCAGGTCGGCGACTCGCCGAGCTTCGTCAAGGGCAAGAACTACGCCTACGTCCCCTACATCGTCAACGACGCTCGCGCCAAGCGCAACGGGCTCTCGGTCACATCGAGCCCGATTGCCGGCGATCTTGTCTGCTTCGACTGGAACTACGACGGCGTGTTCGATCACGTCGGCCTGTTCGAGGCCTGGAAACAGGGCTCCTCGACCTCGTTCTCATCCATCGAGGGCAACACGGCGAACGGCAACAACTCCGACGGCGGCGAGGTAATGCGCCGCGACCGGACGCTGAGCGGGTCCACGGTCGTCTTCGTGAGGGTCGCCGAGTGAGAGGTCAGACCACGCAGATGACCTTTCTGATCCTGCTCGGCGTGATCGCGCTCGCCGGCATCGTCGCCGGCTGCGTGCTCGCCGCGACGGGCTACTCCTCGGCCGGCCCGTTCGCGATCGCCTCGGCCTGTGTCGGCGTGCTCGGCACGCTCGCCGTGGAGAACTACCGCGAGAACCACCCGAGCGAATCGACCGAGTGATCGCGAACGTCCGCTTCGATATTGGCTGGGAGACGCTCATCGCGATCATCGTGCTCGTCTTCGCGCTGACCGTTCTCGGGATCGTCGCCATGACGCGCAAGCTGCGCGAGCACCATCTCCGCATCGGCTTCTTCGTGGAGCGCGGCGACGAGTTCGCGGAGCCCTGGCCCGAGGACACCCTGGAGCTACCCCCGAGCAAGGAGGAGAAGTGACCTTCGGCGACATGACCAACTTCATCGTCGCGGCGCTCGGCTTGCAGGACATCGACTCCTACGACGAGTCCACGATGGTCTCGATGTGGCTCAACCAGGGCGTCATCGACCTGCTCAGCCGGACGCGCGTCGTCGTGCGCTGCGTGCAGCTGACGACGACCAACGGCGTCGATACCTACACGCTCGATCAGAACATCCTCTCGATCGTGGACTCCGACAACTCGCTCCCCGCTGGCCGGCGCTATCGCGCGGCGCGCAACGAGAACACCTGCGTCGATCCGGCCTTCCGGCTGATCCGCGCGGACGTCATCCAGATCGTGCCGGTGCCCGATGAGGACGGGATGCAGGTCCAGGTCTGGGCCGTGCTCAAGCCGACGGCGATGAGCGCCACTGACGACGACCCCGCCGAAGAGCAGTTCGGCGCGATCCCCTACGAGTTCCACGACGCGCTCGTCCTCTATGCGATGTGGAAGTGCGGCGACTACGCCGACGATGACTCCTCGCAGTCGGGCGAGCGCTACCGCATCCTCTACGAGGGACAAGACGGTCGCGGCGGTCGGCTTGGCCAGATCAGGATGCTCGTCAATAAGCGCGGCACGTCGATCCCGGTTCGGCGCCGCGTGCGGATGCAAGGGACCAGCTACAGCGGCACCTATGTAGGAGGCTGAGTGGCCGCGCCCGTCTCCCTCCTCCGCGGAGCCCGAGCCTTCGCGCGTGACTTCGCGAGGGACTCGATGCCGCAGGGCTACCTCTGGGACGTCTGCGACTTCGTGCCCCAGATCATCGACGCGAGCCTCACCGGCCGCGGCGGCTGGGTCTGGGCCTCGAACCCGCTCGGCGGCGACGTCGAGAGCGGCATCCTCGCGAACTTCCTCGTCGGCGGCGAGCAGCTGCTCGTACAGGACGCGGCCGGCCGGCTCTCCCAGATCGACCTCAACTCGGGCGCGGTCACCGATCGCGGCGCGATCCCGCACGGGCCTCAGAACCCCGTGCAGGTCTTCGACCAGACGGTCTGGTTCGACCGCTCGGCCGCGGTCGTCCCGCAGCTGGTCGGCGCCACAGGTGGGCCGGTCGCGATGGACGCCTCGGCGCCGCCCTCGAAGTACGGGACAGTCTGGGGCAGCTACCTGATCGTCGCCGGCAAGCCGACCTTCGAGGACACGATCTACTTCGGGCCGCCGGGTCCCAAGGTGACCGGCGCCTGGGACTCGAACTCCTACCAACAGACCGACAACGCAATCACAGGCCTCGCGGCGCTCCGCTCGATCGGGCTGATCTTCCACGCCTCCTCGGTCGAGCGCCTCAGAGGGACGACGGCACCGAACACGGCGGCGGGCGATCCGGGCGATCTTGTGCTCGAACCGCTCTTCCGCCGTGTCGGATGCCCCGACGCGCGCTCGATCGCGTACTGGAACGAGAACGTCATCTTCGCCGACGAGCACGGCGTTCACATCACTGACGGCGCCGTCGTGCGCAACCTCGTCATCCAGGGCGGCATCTCCTACTACTGGCGTCCGTTGTACGCGAATCACACGTCACTCTCGGCGGCCGTCTTCCTCGACTACTACACGATTTCGGTCGTCCAGTCAGACGGGACATCCGACACCCTGGTCTGCGACCTCAACGCTCGGCAGTGGTTCCGCTTCTCGAACATCGCCGCCATCTCGAAGATTTCCTCGGGCGGCTCGACGGGGATGGAGCGCATCTGGGCCGGGATCACCGGGACGAAGCGGCTCGCGCGCACGAGCGCCTGCTTCGCGCCGAACCTCTCAGGTGAGTCGATCGCGGACGGCGACGGCACGGCGGTAATGCCCTACATCCAGACGCCCTGGTATCGGCTCGGGCCCGAGGGTCGTAAGCGGATGCGCTTCGGCTACTTCTCCTACGACGCGCGCGTCTCGGCCGCGCACGGCGGTCTGCTCGCCGTCCCGCTCGAAGCTGCTCCGAGCGGTCCGAACTCGGCGCCCGCGGCGGTCGATCCGGCTGCCAACGTGCTCTCGATCGGTTACATCCGCTCGCCGCAAGACCCGACCTACGTCGCGATGGGCGGCGTGCCCTCGACCACGAAGTATTCGCGCTTCCGGCTGCCGATCAATCAGGTGCCCTACGGGATCGCCTTCCAGATTCAACAGACGGCGCCGACCACTGTCCTGCGCATCTTCGACTTCGCCATCCAGGCCTGGCCGATTGACCGCAGTCAGCTATGAGCAACCTCATCGGGGGCTCGGGCTACACCGGGCCCGCGGATCAACGGCCGCTGACCGACCAAGAGTTCCAGATGGTGCAGCGGCTCTTCTCCGACCCGCTCTCCTTCCCGCTGGAGTTCAAGGCCTGGCTCGTCTCCTACCTGGAAAGCTCAGACCTGAGCCTGCCGATGAACGCGGTCATCGGGCTCCAGAAGACGCTCGGGATCACCGGAGCCGGCGAAGGCACGCTCGGCATCTTCCCGGCCGGGCTGATCCTCCCCTACGGCGGCGACGTCGCGCCGACAGGCGCCTACATCTGCGACGGCTCGACCTACGACCGGACGACCGACGCGCGCCTGTTCACCGCGATCGGCGTCAAGTACGGCGCGCCGACGGGCTCGACCTTCAACGTCCCCGACCTGCGAGGCCGCGTCCCGGTCGGGAAGGGCACCCACGCCTCGGTGGCCACGCTCGGGCTCAACGACGGCGTGGCGCTCGCCAGTCGCACGCCGATCCACCACACATCGACCAAGGGCTTCTCGAACGCGGGCGTCACCGCGGGCTCGGACGAAAACGTGCTCGTGGACTCGAATACCGACGAGCAGGGTGTCCACTCGCACGGTCCTGCGGGCACGCCGGTCGATACGCCGGCTTTTGAGGTCGTCAACTTCATCATCGTCAGATAGGAGGCCGCGTGGCGATTACCAAGGTCCCCGGCTACAACACCGGCAACCTTCCGGTCTACGGGACGCAGGACTTCGGCGTCGGTCAGCCGAAGCCGAGGACTCTCTACAACCCACCTGCCCCACTGACCGGCGCGCTCGGTGCCGGCCAGTCGGCGATCACGGGCTTCCTCGGGACGCCCGCCGTCTCGCAGGCGATCGGTGTCGGCAACAACTACGCGCCGAGCGGAGCGGCCGGGATCGGCGCCGGGGCTGGCGCCGGCACGCTCGGAGCCGGCGGCGCTGCGGGCGCCTCGCAAGTAGCGCCCCCAACCCTCGACGTCGCGCCCTACATGCGCGAACTCACGAGCGACCCGATGTACCAATCGGGGCTGACCTCCTACCAGAACTCGCTCCAGGCCAACCAGAACATGCTCCAGGCCGCCGCGCGCCAGGCCGTCATCCAGGGCGGCTGGGGGATGACCGGCAACCTCTCGAACATCGGCGGCCAGAACCTCTCCGGGCTGATCGACCAGGGCACGCTTGACGCCGCCTCGGCGAACCAGATGAGCGACAAGGCCCAGCTGGGCATCCAACTCTCCAGAGGCCTCGCCGACGTCCCCTCGCAGCTGGCCGCCCGTGGCGCCGCTCGGTCAGGCGCGGCCAACATTGCTGCGGCCAACCTCCAGAACCAATACGACGTCGCCGCGAACGCCTCGCTCCAGAACCTCGCCTCGGCGCTCGGCGGTGACGTCACCAGCTGGGCCCAGAACAACGCGAACGCACTCGGCAACTGGAACTACCTCCAGGGCAACATCGCCGACCGGCTGGCGAACATCGCCACGGCCAACGCGCAGGCGGCCTACAACTCCCAGATGGCGGCCTACCAAGCCGCGCAGAACCAGCCGAAGACGGTCAACCTCGGGCCGACGACGATCACCCAGGCGCCGACGGGCCCGAGCCCGGCGACGGTCAATGCGATCAACAAGGTCAAGGCCGCGATCGGCAACGCCGCGATGCTCAAGGCGAACCCGCGCGTCTACCAGACGATGAGGAACGCGATCTAAATGGCGATCATCAACACGGCAGGCGCGACGGCGCCGACTGGCGGTCTTCCCCCGGTCACGACCCGCATCTCGCCGACCGGGATGTATATGCCGCAGCTGACCTCGGCGCTCACGAATCTCATGGGTATGCCGGCGCCGACCGCTCCTTCGGTGGCGGGGCAATACAACCCGCTCGTCAGCGCGGCGCAGGCGAACCTCGCCAACTACAGCCCCGCGGCGATGTCGGCCTTTGCGCAGAAGTCTGCCCTCGCGCAGATCAACCCCCAGATCGCCGCCCAACAGGCCGCCTACGGCAACCAGGCCGCACTCCTCAACAACCTCTACAACCGCCAGACCGGCTTCTCGCTCGCGCTCGCGAGCCTCGCCGATCCCAACGCGAAGGCCGCCGAGCAGAGCTACCTCGATGCGGCGAACACGATGGGCGCGCTCGGCCAGGGGATCACGGGCGCCGTCGGCCAGGACTGGCAGAACGCCGCGGGCCAGGCCGCCGCGACGGCGAAGGGGATGACCAACCAGGGCTCGGTGCAAGGGCTCTACGACCCGAGCGGCCTCCAGTCGTCCGGCTACACGACCGGCTTCGCCCTGCCCGGCCAGTCCCTCGCTCAACAGGCGATCGTCGCCGCGTCCAATGCGCGCAACCAACAGATCGCCTCGGCGAACCAGCTGGGCGTCGAGGCCGCGAACACCCAGGCCCAGCAGTCGCTCGCTTCGGGTGAGAACGTGCGCGCGCTCGCGGCGATCAGGGCGCAGGCCCCGGCGATCTACAACAACGTCTTGCAGTCGCAGGTCGCGCAGAGGCAGTCGGCCTTGGAGAACCTGACGAATGTCGTAGGCGCGAGAGCCGGCGCCGCGCAGAGCGCCGCTCAGTTCGCCGCCAACATGCGCGAGCAGCACGCGAGCAACGTCATCTCGGGCGTGACCGCGATCACTAACGCCGCGGTCGCCGGCAAGTACCTCGGCATCCAAGACGCCTTCCTCGGCGGCAAGGTCACGGCCCAGACGCTCGCCAACATCGGCCAAGAGGTCAACATGACTGGCCGGATGCCCGACGGCAGTCTCGCGGCGGGCTGGGTTATGTTCAAGGGCCAGCCGGTCAACTTCGGCGCCTACGTCAACCTGCAACTCGCACAGGCCAGGAAGCTCGGCTACCTCTGGCGCGGTCAAGCTGCGAACACGGCGGCCAACGCGAAGATGGTCACGTCGATCCAACAGGCGGTCGCGCTCGCGGCCCAGCCTGGCGGCCCGGCGAAGTACCAGATCGTGCCGACCTACAAGATCGAGAACGGCAAGTCGGTTCGTGGGCCCGACCGCCAGAGGATCGTTCCCGGCACCGGCACCTACGACCAGAACACGAATCCTCATGGCGCTACGGCGATTCCGTATGGCCAGGCGGTCGCGAGCATCGCGACGATGATGGGCGGCGGCCCGCAGGCTCTCCAGAGAGCCGCCGCGTATCTCCAGGCGAACCCGGCCTATTCGACACCAGGTCAAAACGGAGTCCCGTTCACGGCTGCGCAGGCCCCGCTCGCGGCTCGCAACTTCGTTCGCGAGAGCATCGGGCTCGGGAAGAACCCCGCGGAAGTTCGCGCCCAGAACGCTGCGACGGGCACGATGATCCCGCCCGCCATTCTCAACAAGGCCATTCAACAGGCCTACGGCGGCTTGACTGCCGCTGCGGCGAGGGTCGGCAGCCTCGGGTCAAGCGTCTTCGGGAACATCGGCCGGTAAATGGCTGCGCCTGGCACAGGAATGTGGGGTCCAGCTGCCGCTTCGCCGGGGCCCGCGCCCGCTGCTCCATCTCCAGGCGCGTCTCTCGCCGTGCCGACCGGGCCAGGCGCGGGGCTGTGGGGCCCCGCGCCTGCACCGAGGGCTGCTCTGCGCAAGGCCGCCAAGCGCGCGACCGCGCACAAGGGCGGCGGCGGTGGTGTCCTTGGCGCGCTGGAAAGTGCGGTCGGCGACGTCACGAGCTTTGCCGGCCGTGAGACGCGCGCCTCCGGGCGCGACGTCGTGTCGATGGGCGAGCACTTCTTCCCGGCGCTCTACAAGATCGCCAAGGATACGGTCGCACCCGGCACGCATCCCTCCTGGTCGCAGCTGGGCTACGAGTGGACTCACCCGAGCACATGGCTGTCCGAGCCCGACCCGCTCAAGACCGACGTCGAAGGCATGGGGCTCGGGATGGCCCAGGACGTTCGCCACCCACTGCGTAACCCCGTCTTCACTGCCGCCGATCTAGCCGCGATCGCGAGCGCGGGCGCCGGCACTGCGTTCCGAGTCGGCGCCGCCTCAGGCGCGCTGCGTGCCGCTCGTGCCGGCGAGGTCGGCGGCCCGAGTGTCGCCGAGGCGCTCTTCACAAACCCGGCGAGGCTGAGAGACGCGCGCGGCAACCTCGTCAACCAGCGCCAGATCATCCAGCCCGGCGCGGCGCCGCACGAGTTCGTGCCCGGCATGGAGGGCCCGGCGCCGGCTAGGGTCTCGACCGGCCAGTATTCCCGCGCCGGTCTCGGGATGGCGGCACAGAAGGCCAGTGACGCCGCGCTCGCAAGACTCGCCGACCGCGAGGGCGCCATCGTCGGGCCGCGCGCTGCCGCTTGGCAGACAGGCCGCGCGGCCAAGTGGGACGCGCGCGCCGAGAAGGCGATCACGAGCGCTAGTCGTCAGGCCGGCAACCGTGTCATTCAGGTCGGGCGCAAGCTCAACCTGAGCGACACCGAGAACCGTGTGCTGCGCATCGCCGCCGAGCAGGTCCCCTACCAGGTGACGCTCGACGTCGCCGAGGGTCGGATCAGGGACATCGAAGAGCAGCTGGTCGAAGGCCGCCAGAAGCTCGCCGACGCGAAAACCAAGGTGGCCAAGAATCGAGCGAAGCGCAACATGCTCAACCTCAACGACGCCGAGGCCGCGCTCCACCAGCGACTCAAGTGGACGCAAGAGGCCGGCCAGTACCTCGCCGAGGACGAGCACGGTCTCCCTGTCATCTCACCCGAGCACCCCGGCCTCGCCGAGGCCTACGCCGCGATGGAGAAGGCGGCCGGCTCGCGTGAGGGGATGATCGAGTACGCGCGGGTGATGGACAAGAACGAGATGGCGCAGGCGCTCCGCGACCAGACACAGATGGCGGCCGGCGCCAAGTTCGTCAAGGCGCCGCGCGGGCTGATCGCCGCACGCAACGCCGAGCAGGCCGCCGCAAAGTACGTCAACGAGCGCCAGAAGGCCTACGATCGCCAGGTCGCGAAGAAGGGCAACGTCGGCTACTCGGCGATCGAGCGGCCCCGCACCCGCGACGAGGCGATCGCCCGCCTAGACGACCTGGAGCGCGAGAAGGAGAAGGCGCTCGACGCGATGGCCAATCAGAAGTTCGGCCCGATCGACAAGGCCGAGGTCAACCATCGCACCTGGAATAACAAGAAGGCGCGCCTCCAGGCTGCCGGCGTCACGGCGTCAGGCCGGCGCTCTAGCGCCCGAGGCTTCAAGTACGCGCTCAAGCCGACGATCAAGCAGGAGCGGCGCAACCTGATCGAGCGGTCGATCGGTGAGGGCGTCGAGCGCAATCCCGATCATCCCGCCGTCCAGGCCTGGCTCAAGCGGGAGAACGAGATTGACCAGCTGCGCGGCGCGATCACCCCGAGCCCAGAAGAGGCCTTCGCCGGACCGTCCCTCGCGCAGACTCGTGTCGGTCAGATCAGAGACCGCATGGCTGAGATTCGCCAGCGCCAGAGTGAAATCACGGACGAGACCGGCGCGGCAATCGAAGCGGGCGAAGAGCAGGGGAGCGAGGCCGCCCAGGGGCGCTTCGCCGAGAGCACACGATTGGGCTCCGAGCACCGCGCGCTCGCCGCCGAATGGGACCGGCTTCGCCAAGGGTGGGGCAAGGCGATCCCGCCCGACTACGGCACCGTCACCGAGTTCCGTGTCGGCCATCCCTCGGTCGAGCGACTCGGTTCGGCGCTCTCAGTCGCGCGCGATCGGCTGGAGAAGGCGACGGCTAGACGGCAGATGCTCGAAGCCGAGCCACAGGGGTTCGTCGGCGGTGCCGAAGTTCCGTCCGAGGCGAAGCCGATCTTCACCGGAGCGCCGACGAAGCCGCCGCTGTTCAAGATCACCGGCCGCGTCTCAAGCGCGATGACGTTCGGCCACACTCGCCCGCGGGGCTCCTTCCGCCGCGCTCTCGGCGCCTCGCGGGCAATGGGCCTGGAGCGCAATGACATCACCGAACTGATCGGCGAGCGCCAGCATGAGGCAGCTGACCTCGCCGGCATCCGGCGCATGGTCGATCGCGTGAAGCGCCAGGGGACGCCCGTGCCAACCCGGCCCGATGACGTCTTCGTCTGGACTGACGGCAAGGTCATCTCGACCGAGAACATGAACAAGGACGTCGCCGCCGCGATGCGCGACTTCAAGAATCCGAACATCGGCCCACTGGAGCGCGAGGTTCTCAACGAGGGCGGCGGCCTGCGCCGCGCGATCGCAGGCGCGATGACCGACTACGCACCCAAGAACGTCCTCGGCCGCCACGATTGGGCGATCGCCGACGACGCGACGATGGAGAAGCTGCGCATCGCAGCCGAGGAAGGCAAGGGCGCGTTTGTGCCGGCGAAGGCGCTCGGCGACAAGTTGACCCAGAACGTCTGGCGGCTACCGCCGAAGGTCATCCGCCGCACGAATCAGGTCAACAACCTCGGCCGGCTCGCGCTCATCTACCTCAAGATCAACTACCCGATCGTGCAGGCCGCCTCGAACGTGATGATGAACCTGATCCAACAGGGCGTCTACGCGCCAGAGAACCTCTCACACTCCTTCACGCTCGAACGGCGCATCGGGCCCGAACTCACCGCGGCCGTCGATGATGCCGTCGAGCAGGGCTTCGCCGGCCAGGTGCTCCGCGGTCGCGGCCAGGGCCCGCTCTCGCTCGGGACGGCGAAGATCGCCCACTACATGGGCCTCGCCGCCGACAAGATGCCGCGCCGCGCCGCCTTCCTCCACGAGGCCTACGCGCTCGGCTACCGGACGAAGGCCGACTTCGAGCGGCTGTTCACTGATCCCAAGGCGCTGCCCGATCTTGTCCAGATCACCCAGCGGGCGAAGGAAGCGATCGTGGACTTCGGCGACCTCGGTCCGGTCGAGCACGACTTCGTGCGCCACCTGATCTTCGTCTACCCGTGGATGAAGGGCGCGACCGTCTACTCCGGCCGTTTCCTGCGCGATCACCCGATGCAGGCAGCGGCGCTCGCCAACCTCGGTCAGATGGGCGACCCGATGCTCAATCGGGCCTTCGGGCCGCGGCCGACCTACGAGGAGAACATGCTGCCCGTCGGCTGGGGCCGCGCGATCGACCTCGCCTCGCTCAACCCGTTCGCCACGCCGGTCGAGATTGGCCGCTCGGGGGTCGGCTTCTTCCGATCCCCAACCTCGATGCCGAGCGAGCCGGCGATCAGCTATGCGAGCCCAGCCGTCACTCTCGCGCAGTCCCTCTTGACCCATCGCGACGAGGGCGGCTTCCCGCTCAAGGGCGACATCCTCCAGCGGATCAGGTCGGAGATGATTACCCAATCGCCGCTCTCGACGCTGGCGACGACCTATGCGCCGGGCGCGGTCACACACGCGCTCTTCGGCGCCCCGATCGCGAGCAAGACCTATCCGAATCAGAACATCTGGCTCAAGTTCGTGCTCGGCGGTCTCTCGCCGAGGGTCTACGACCAGGCCGCGCTCAACCAGGCGGCGGCCTACCAGAAGGCGCCTCCGCGCTAGGGAGGGACGATGGCCGTACCGGGCACCGGCAACTGGCAAGCGCAGATTCTCCAGGGAGTCGGGGCGCCGCAGACCAGGGCGAACTTCAACGCGCTCGATGCCTGGCAGCGCGCCGAGGGCGGCACGGCGCTCAACAACCCCTTCAACACGACCCAGACGATGCCGGGCTCGACGGCCTACAACCAGGTCGCCGGTACGGCCGGCGTGCAGAACTACTCGACGCCCGGTCAGGGGATCGCGGCCACGATCAACACGCTCAACAATGGCCGCTACGGCGGGATCATCGACGCGCTGCGCGCCGGCAACAACCCTCAAGCGGTCGCGAGTGCAGTCGGCGCGAGCCCGTGGGGGACGTCAGGCTCGCTCATGTCCCAGATTCTCGGCGGCCCGTCTACACCCGCGCCGAGCATGTCTCCGACGCCGCAGGCGACCCTACCCGCGAGCACACTGCCAGCCGGTCCGAGCCTGCCGATGTCTGTGACCTCGCCGATGATGGGGCTCGGCGTCCTCGGTGGTCTCCAGTCGGGAAACCTGGCGCAGGGGATCATGCAGGGCTTGGAGATGGGCGGTCAGATGCCCGGCCTCGGTACGGCGTTTGGCGCTCCGAAGGGTGGTGCGCCGAAGACCTCGGTCCCGCTCGGTGGCGCTCCGAAGGGCGGCCCGGCGCCGCAGGTGACGACGACCAAGCTGGCCGATCCGATCGGGGCCGGCGACCTGACCTCGGTCGGCAGTCTGCACCCGACCGAAGGCCTGCCCGGTTTCCCCGCTCACGACTTCTTCGCGCCCGCGGGCTCGCCGGCCGTCGCGCCCGTCACGGGGACGATCGTCAAGCTCTCGGGAAACAACCCGGCCGACGGCCCGACCGAGGGCCCACACGGGCCGTTCGGCTGGTCGGTCTACGTGCAAGGCGACAACGGCCGCACGTACTACATGACGCACATGGGCAGCTACGCGAAGGGTGTCGCCGTCGGCCAGACAGTCAAGGCCGGCCAACCGCTCGGCACTGTCGGCGACTACGCGAAGTACGGCACGCCGTCCCATATCCATATGGGTGTGAGCGCGCCGGGCGTCCAGGTAAGCTGACCGCCTCGCTGGGGGTGCTTCGGCGCTACCCTAGTGAGTGAGTGAGTGACGCGAGGGCCCTTCGGGGCCCTCGCTTTTTTCGTGGTGTTACAGTCCCGCGCACGGGTGGGACAATCCGTTACCGACGAGAACGGAGGTCCGACATGAGGGGGGACGAGAGCCTCAACATCTACTTCATCGCGCGCCGGTACCGCGACGAGGACGAGGCCAAGGAGAAGTTCGAGCACCTGCTCGACGTCCAGCGCAACGACCGCGAGCGCCGCCTCGGCGTCTATCGCTGCCGCTCGACCGAGGGCACCGAGAACGTCATCGCGGTCGTCTCCTTCGGCGAGCCCGGAATCCAGTGGGCCCGTCGAGTGCTCGGCGGCGAGGAGTACGACGGCTTCACCGAGGCCGAGGTCGAGATGATGGTCAACCGGCGCCTATCGGCGATCGTCGGCCTCTCGACCGCGGGCGCGCCCTACGGCACCTACAGGATCGGGCATGGATGACAAGGCCGAGGTCTTCGACCTCCCCGAGATGCTCGTCCGCTGGCGCGAAGGCGCCGAGGCGCTGCTACGCCTGGAGCAAGGCGGGGGTCTTGGCGAGACTCCGAGTGACCTCCCCTACGCACTCGCTCGTCAGGTGCTCGCCCTGATCGAGATTGTGGAGTCGCCGCGGGTCGCGATCAGCGAGCAACAAGAGTGGCAGGCGGTGCAGCGTCTCCTCGGCGCGATGGTCAGCCTCGGTATGTGCGACCTCTCCGAGGAATCACAGCAACGCGCGCGACAGCTGGTCTTCGTTGCCTTTGCGGGGATACGTGAGTGACCGGCAACTTCATCGGCTTCGGCCCCTGCTTCCTCTGTGGGCGCAACTTCGTCTTCGACCCCGACCTCGTGCCGAGCGTGCCGATCGACCCTGAGACCGACATGCCGCCCGACGTCGAGCCCAAGGCCGGCGGCGCGGAGCGCGCGGTCAAGCAGCCGCTCTGCGCGCAGTGCGTGGCGCGTGTCAACGTCGAGCGCAAGGGCCAGGGCCGCGAGGCGATCCATGTCCTGCCGGGCGCCTACCCCGATGCCGACTGAATGATGGAGGAGGCCGACCTCCGCTCGCGCTTCCCAGAGATTCCCTGGGATCAGCCCGTCCAGGTCCACGTCTCAACAAGTCACTCGTTCTGGTGCTGTCGAATCTGCATCGCCCTGGAGGGCGTAAGCGCTCAGAACTTGATCCGCGGCAACGTGCCCTTCGCCTTCGAGAAGCGCGAGCACTGCCTCGACCATATCGAGGAGGGCCACCATGACTGACGCGCTCGTCCATCGCCGAGTCGGCGACCTGCTTGCGGCCATGCGTGAGCAGTGGGACGGGATCAGCGTGGATGACGAGCCGCTGTTTGTGAAGATCATCTGCGACAAGTGCGGCGCGGTCGAGGACATGCCGAGCTACCTGCCCGAGGCCTGGGAGATGCTGCTCAATGGCTGGCGGCTCTCTGAGACGCGGCCCTACGACGACCGCTGCCCACAGTGTCGATGAGCTTCGAGCCCTCACCGGCTCGCCGCGGGCTCGATGCGCTGCTCGCGCGCTACCCGCACTTCGACGTCCTCTACGTCGAGCGCGGCTCGGCCGAGCATACGAGGATCGCGGCGCCCTGGATTATCGTCACTCTCGGCCAGCCGTCCGACAATGAAATAGAGGCGTTTGCCAGGTGGGAGTTCGCGATCTGGAAGAACACGGGCGCGGTCTACACCGTCGAGGACGGCGCCGTCGCCGACGATCCGATCATCGAAGTGAGGTCACCGAATGAGAACCTGGATCGAGAGGGTGGAGGTTGACCGCTACTTCGGGAACGTGCTCGACTCGGTGAAGGCGATGCAGCGCAACGGCTGGACGCTGACGGTCTTGATCGCGCCGAGCCAGAAGGAGGTCGTCATCCTCGGCTTCTTCCACGGGCTCGGCAAGCTGACGAAGGGAGAGACATGAGCGAAGAAGAGGTCGAGCGGCACAACGAGCGCGAGTCCTGGCGCGAGGTCGTAGGCCATCTCAGGATCGCCCGCGACGAGGTTGAGCTTGCCCAGGGCGCGCTCGAAGACCTGCGCATGTCCGAGTGGGCCGACCAGCTGCAACCGCTCGTAGACGGCCTGCGACAGGCCGGGAGCGAGGCCGCGGAGAAGGCGGGGCTCGCGTGACCGTCGAGCAGTGCCGGCAGGTCGAGAGCCTGCTCAAGACGGCACAGACCCTTGTCGAGGGCGCGAAGGAAATCGCCGGCATGAAGACCGTCTTCGGGCGCCGGCTCTACGCGCTCGCCGAGGACATCGCCGAGGCACGCGAGGAGGTAGCCTGACGCGCGGATCGTCACTCCGACGCGCGATCCCGAGGGGCCCCGAAAGGGGCCCTTCGTCGTTTCCGACACTCAGGAGGAGATGCGTCCGGTCGTGGGTTCGAGGCGGGTGGTTGCCCTTTGCATGAGGTAACCCGTCTCGTCCGGCCCGGACGTCCTTAGCATAGCCGTGGTCACTTCCTCGCGCCGGCCGCGCGAATCCCACGAATCGGTTGGTCAACTCTTGGTCAACTCGACCTGGCCACGGGAGGCACGCCGGGGATCACGCCCAGATCGGATTCGGCTCAACGGAGCGCTCTCACCCCCCGAGGATCGCCCAGAAGGGGCTTGCCATGCAGAAGGTCGTGGGTTCGAGCCCCATCATCCGCTTACACGAAGGGCCTGGAAATCCGAGGAAATCCAGGCCCTTGTGTTTTCAGTCTAGGAGATTTGGTCAACTAAAACCCCCGATTTGGTCAACTCAACCCTCTCAGGCGGCTTCTCCGAGCATGTCGGCGTACCACTCGCCGAGCGCGTCAGCGGTCGTCTCGCGGGCTCTCGCGTCGGCGAACGAGGCCGCGTAGACGCGCCGGTAGACCTCGACCGTGTGACCCATCATCGCCGCGGCGTCCGTATCGGGCACGCGGCAAGCGGCCAGGATCGAGGCCGTCGTGTGACGGAAGTCGTGCGGCCGAACGTGACCGAGCCCGGCGTCGGTCGCCGCCGCCTGCACGCCGCGCGAACGGAAGTTGTCGGGCAGGACCGGCTTACCCGAAGCGCCGCGCCAGTCGCTCGTGGTGAAGACGAAATCCTCGGGCCGGCGAAAGCCCTTCACGATTTCGGCCGTCTCCTGAGCGGCGAGCGCGTCGTAGGCGGGTTGGAGGAGCTTGATTGTCCGGTAGCTCAGGTTGGTCGCCGCCGAGGCGCGCCCCTTCGGGCCCGCCGTCGTCCACTCGCCGTCAGCGAAGTCCAGCTGACGTGCGACCGTGAGCGTGCGTGCGTCCAGGTCGATGTCGGCCCAGGTGAGTCCGCAAAGCTCGCCGATGCGCAGGCCGGTGAAGGCCATCACGATCAGCATGGGCGAGTAGAGCGGATGGCAGGCCTCGATCATCTTGGCAAGCTCCTCATTGCGGAAGAGCCGAGGCTTGTAGCCGGCGCGAGCCTGTTGCGTGGGCAGGTCGTCGGGATCGACGTCTTCGAGCGGGTTGACCACGATCCACTTCTCGCGCTTGGCGAGCTTGAGCATCTGGCCGAGCACGTTCTTGACGCCGCACTGTGTCCACTGCGACAGGCCGGCGTCGGTCAGGTCGGCAAACAGCGTGACGATGACCTCGACGTCGAGGTCCTTCACCCGCAGCGCGCCCAGCGTGGGCGCGATGTGCTTGTCGTAGGCGCCCTTGTAGCTCTTCTTCGTCTTCGCCTTCTTCTTGCCCTGGGCAATGCGCAGGTCGAGCTTGGCGAAGAACGCCTCGGCGACGTCGGACACGCGCCGGTCGCCGCGGGCGAGCACGGTCTCGCCCTTGTCGTGGTCGGGCTTGAGCCGGCGCCAGGCATTGATCGCTTCGCGCTCGGTCGTCGCGCCCTCGATCGGGTTGGAACGAAGCTCGCCGTCCTGGCGGAACTTGAGTTCCCAGACGATTCCAGTCTTCGTGGCGCGCCACCAAAGACCGGGGTACTCGCTTGCGTGGAGACGACCGCGGCGGTTGCTCGGGTCGTAGGTGGACGGCGGGCGATTCCAGCCGTCGGCGTCGAAAGATGACATGGGGGAGACCTAACCTCCTTCGTGTCTAGGCCGGGTCGGGCGTTCTTGCGCCCGGCTCGGCCGATGTATGTATCCGGTCATCGTAGCCGAGCTATCTGCTGGTCGAGCGCTTGCATGTCCACGTAGAGCCGGCCGTCGAGCTTCCGCGCAGGTATCTGCCCTTTCCAGGCGCGCTTGCGGACCGCGGCTTCGCTCATGTCGAGCGTCTTGGCGGCCTGCTTCACGCTCTGCCAGCGCCAGCCCTGTTCGTGCTTGGCGACCTCCTCGGCGATCATGCGCTTGACCATCGGGCGCAGAAGCTCGATCAGCGCGACCTCAAGCTCTGTCATCCGACTTGCTCATCTGCTCGACACCTTCTCGCGCGAGGCGCGGATGCGGGCAGCGCGCTCGGCCGTCTCCTGCTCGACGCGCTCTCCGCGCGGTCTTACCTTCCGGTACTGAGAGAGCATCTTCTCGCGCAGCTGCTCGTCGTCGGCGTAGTGCCGCAGGATGCCGGCCGGTGGATCGAAAAGCTCGCTCAGGAAGTTGGTCTCGTCAGGCATGAACATGCCGGCGTTGCGCGTCCAGAACTCGGCGCGCACGACTGCTTTCGCCTGGGTGTGGCTTTGCAGCTGGATCGGCATGACGCCCGAGCGCACGCCGACGATGAAGAAGGCGGTCGGGTTGTCGATCGAGGGATCGTCCAGCCGGTCGAGCCAGGCTGAGACAAGCAGCGGGTCGGCCGCGAGGACGTCTTCCATCTGGCTCATGGTCAGTCCGAGGTCTCTGATTTCGAGCATGGGTGGTCTCTCCCTGATAGGACGGTCTGCCTGCCCAAGCCGCGGGCTCTGGAGCGACGGTCAAGGGTTCTCAGCGATCCCACTCCTTGCGCTCTCCCGATCCCCTCTGGTCACTTCGCTTCGATCAACGCGCGGTGCGCCCGTCGTCGGCGTCATAGCGTCCGCTGTCGGCTGGCCGGGTACGATTCCCTCGCTAGGTCGTTACAGGTCCTATTTCGAGGGCCCCCGATCGAGAAAGACTGGTGCCTTGCTCTCCGGTCGCTTGTCAGTCGGGGGCTCTCGATAGGCTCTTCCTCCTGATTGGGATTCCTCCGTTGTCCGCGCGTCGGTGCGCGCGAAGCCAGTGGTAGGCGAAGCTGGCGGCGTCTTTCGAGCCGCGCGCGTGCGCGAGTTCGGCCAGCGCCATGTTGAGGAGCGTGCGGTCGTTCTCGTGGGCTTCGCGGACGTCGGCGATCAGGCGCTCCAGGCTGCGCAGACGCCGGCCGAGCCGGTGCGCGGTCGAGCGTTCCATCACGACGTAGCTGGCGGTCGTCCTGATCGCGTCAGGCACCGAGTAGCTCCCGTTCGCGTTCGCGCCAGCGCGCCTGGCGCTCTTCCCAGAGCAGCTGCCGGCGCGCGGCGTCCCTCAAGCGGCGCCTGAGGGTTTCGTTGGTCACGCGCAGGCGGACGTTCTCAGCGCGGTAGCGCTCGGCTTCGCCGCACTTGAATCTGTAGGCACGGTCGAGGGTTGCGAGCCAGGGCGACTCGCGCAACATCTCGGCGTAGTCGGGCCCAGCTGGGCTCGGTACGGGCATCGGCCTCACGACGTCTCCTCGATGCTTCGTTGCCAGAGCGTCAGTGCTCGCTCCATCGCCCGCGAAGCTGTTTCGACACGAGGCCGAAACTCCGCGCAACAGGGACAGCCATCGGGCCCATTCGGATGATGCGCTACGTAGGCCTCGTGGTAAATCTGGAGGAGGGTCTCCGTTCGGACGAGCAACATCTCGGCTGCGGCGAGCCGGTCGGTCATCCCAGAAGCCTCAAGAACTCATCGAGAGTGACGAGGACGCGCCAGGGCTCGCGATCGCGGCGGTAGACGACGATCGGCACGGCGCCTTCGGGCGCCTCGGCCTCGGCCTGTCTGCTCCACCTGTCCGGCTGGAGGGTCTCCTGCCGCTTGACCTCGACGTGGAGAAGGAGAACCTTGGTCTGGAACCGTGGCTTGTCCTCCCTGATCGCTAGGTGGTCGCCGAGCCCTTCGAGCCCGCGGACGTCGAAGCCGTCCTGTTCGAGGCGCGCGCGTACCTCGTGCTCGCCGCGGAGGCCCTTGTCGCGCCGGCCCTTGTAGGAGAGGGTCACCATACCTCCGTGTCTTCGAGCAGCTGCCATAGCTGGAAGACGTGCTCGTGCTCGTTCACGTAGTCGGCGGCGCGCGGCAGCGGCAGCGCCATCACGAGGTCGGGCCCAAGTAGGCGGTAGCGCGCGGTCTTGATTTCGTCCCAGGTCGGGTGTCGCGTCGGGTGACTGATCGAGAGGCACCACCGCGAGCCGAAGCCCTCGTCCTTCTGGGTCAGGATGATCCGGCACTCGCCCATCCAGAGGGTGTGAAGCTCGACGGCGTTCGTGAGAAGCTGGGTGCGAAGCTCCTCGGGCGGGCGAAACTCTACGATCGGCTGCTCCTCGAACTCGGGCTCGTGCGAGCCGGGGATCGGGCCCGGCCAGATGCGGGCGCGCTCGCGCATCGGGAAGGTCTCCATGCCGGGCACGCGGCTCACGAGTCTTCCGCCCAATCCGCTCCGTACATATGGCCGAGCGTTGCGGTCGCGGCGAGGAGGTCCTCGGCGGTGTCGCCGGGGAAGAGGATGTCCTGCTTGGCCAGTTCGGCGGCCAGCTGTGTCTCGTCGGCGTTTCCTCCCGCCTCGGTTATGCACGCGGCCAGTTGTTCGGCGCTCATGCGGTCTTTCCGTGCGAAGGCGACCGTAATGAAGGGCGGCCCGCCGAGCATGACCTCGAAGCCCTCGCCGTCGTGGTAGTAGCGATCTTCGACAACCTCGTTCAAGTGGTGGCCGTTCACGATCACCCACCACCTGCCGCTGTCGATCTTCGCGCGCAGGTACTCACGGCCCTCGTTCTCACCGAAGAGTCCGATCCCGCTCACCCGCCGACTCCTTGGAGGCTCTGCACGAGCGCCGCCTTTGACTGGCAGGCGTGGTAGAGGACGGGGAGGAGGATGTAGTAGCGACCGCTGGCCACGGGATCGACGCCGAGGGTGAGACCGAGGTCATCGACCAGCGTGTCGAGGATGCCGGCGCCGTCTTCGGCGTCGTCGGGTACGAGGACGCGCCAAGTTTTGCGGCGGCGAGCGCCAGAGGAACTAGCAGGGGTTGGCACCCGCCGCCGCGGTGGCTGCCCGCAGAACGGGCAGGCTTCCGACTCCGGGCTGTGACCGAGGGCTCGCGAGAGCGTCTCTGGAGTCGGAGGTTGGGGATCGAGCGGCCCTACCTCGTGGTCGCCGATCATCGTTACCAGCGCCCAGACGAAGAGGTTGTGCTCGTCGTCGTAGACGATCCGGGCCCGGTGTCCCCCTGGCGGTCCCGTGACGTCCCGGTGACAGGGGACACAGAGCCCGGTCTTGTTGGCGACAATCCGCTCGGCGCCGTTCACGACGATCGCGACCCAATCGAACGGGCCGCCAAGTTCGGAGCGTCTCCAAAGGTGGTGCGGGTCTTGGGCCCAGCGCTTGCAGTTCGGATTCGAGCAGACGGGGCCGACCTTGTAGGCCGGCCCGGAGACGCCTCGGACTTGTCGGATGTCTGACGGCGAGAGCGTCATCCGACGAACTCCGGTACAGGCGCCGAGCCGCGCTCGTCGTCCCAGGCGTTCAACAGGTCGCAGAGCGCGTGCGCTTCCTTCTCGCCGCGCAGGTCGCCATAGGGGCTGTCCGAGCCGTGGTTCCACTCCTCCACGATCCGGTAGCAGAAGGCCGAGTCGAGCACGGCCCACGAGCGCACTGCCTCGCGCATCCCCGAGGCGCGCATGTCTGAGCGCGGGCTGATCTTGAGCCCCAGGACAGAGGTCACGCGGAAGCGGTCGCTCATCCTCTGTTCCCCAGCTGGGCTTTCGCGGCCTCCGACAGAACCCAGACCATCGCGGGCGTGCGCATCGTCGTCGGTCGGGTGCGGCCGGACGCTTGCACCCAGCCGTCATTCAAGAGTTCGTTGCGCCGCGGTGCCGCGGTGTAGAGGCGCAGTCCGAGCGCGAGTGAGGCCTCTTCGTCTGTCGCTCCCTCCTCGCCGCGAGAGGCGATGTAGAGGAGGACGCGCATCCGCGCCGTGCCGCTTCGGGGCGTGACCAGGACGGCGGCAGCGCGCTCAGTGCCCGGCGCTCGCGCCTGGGGCCCGTGGAACTTCCCCAGCCGGTCGTTGCCGGGATCGGGGAGGGGGCCGTACTGGCTCGGGTCGAGCTTCCCCATCTCAGAAGGGGATTTCGTCGTCCTCGGTCTTGACGGTCAACTCGCGCTGGGCCTTGCCGCTCCAGTCCTCGGTGCCCTCGCCGTCGTCGGAGTAGCGGCGCTCGACTACGACCTTCTGCACGAGCTTGGTCTTCTTGACGGCGTAGTCGCGGAAGCCGAGCACACCCACGAAGCAGGCCAGCTGGTTCCCCTTGTCGCCGTGCTCGTAGATGCGCAGCGCGGTCTCCTTCGAGACGTTGTGCCGGCGCCCGTAGTCGTTCGGATCACTGCTCCCGCTCATCGCCGGGTTGAAGTAGGAGAACGTCACCTTCGCCTTGGCGGGCACCGAGATAACGAAGTCGTCGCCGTTCGGCATGTAGACGCGGATGCGGCGCTCGTTCTCGGATACGGACTCGCCGAGGACAATCTCGTCCTCTGGGTTCTCTTCGGTGACGGTCATCTGTTGTTCGGCCATCTCGTGCTCCTTCGTCGGTAGGTCATCGTTCGCGCCCTTGCGCAAAGAGGTCAAAGAGCCAGCTGGCGATCACGTAGAAGACGGCGGCGATCGCGACCAGGATGAGGACGAAGCCGATCGCGTCGAGCGGGCTCACGCGGCCTCCAACTCGCCTTGCAGGCTCTCAAGCGCGTCACGCATCGCGTGGAGGTCGCGCAGGTAGGCCTCCCATTCGGCGCGCGGCATCACGAGCAGGAACTTCCCGCAGTGGTCACAGTGCTCCGACTTCGATCGCGACGTGAGGCCACAGGCGGGACAGGTCGGGTGGAAGACGCCCTTCGCACTCATGCCTCCTCCCAGGCTGGACAGTCGTTGCGGTAGCCGCAGTAGCCGCAGGCCCAATCGTGGAAGCGGCCGTGCGTCGGCCAGGACTCATCGGCTCCGTAGAGGCGCATGTAGAAGACGGCCTCGGCGGCGATCGCCTGGACGGTGTTGCGAATCTGGGCGCGTTCGCGCGCGGTCGGCTGCACGAGCAGTGCTTCGGCTTCGAGCGGCGTGACGATCGTGACGGTGCCGCGCTCGGTCGCCGAGATGGAGTGGAACTCGACAGGCTTGCCGGTTGCCTCGCCGTAGACGGCGGCCTGGATGCGCCACGATTCCTGCGGCTTGCGCTTGGCGCTCTTGCCGGTCTTCCAGTCGAGGGTCGAGGTCTCGCGCAGGAGGTCGTAGCGGCCGATCACCGGGACCGGGATGCCGAGGTCTACCGAGATGGAGCCTTCGACTGAGAGCGGCTGGATGCGCGGCGCCACGGCGTTGCGGTACTCGCCGAGCATCTTGAGACCGCGGCGCATCGCCGCGTCGGGGTCGGTGTCCCAGAAAATCTCAGCGCCGGCCTTCTCCTGCTCGGCTGCGACGGTCGCGGCGAAGCCTTCGTCCGAGTACCAATCCAGTAGCTCGTGCGTCGGCAAGTCCTCGTGGCTCTCGATCTTCTGGACGAAGTTCCGTTCGAGGCCGGCGTGAACGGCGGTGCCGATCACGGGCGCCTCTGCCGGCCGCTCCTTGCGGTCGTGCAGGTAGCGCTCTTGGAACTGGCGCGGGCAGCGCCGGATCATCGAGAGGCTCGACGGGCTCAGGTGGTCGAGCGGCAGGTTCCACTCGGCGAGCGCCGCTTGGACCTCGTACTGTGCGGCGTCAAGCGTCGGCACCGAGGGTCTCCCAGAGCGTCGGTCCCGAGAGCGGGATCGTGTGGACCCACACGTCGTACTCGACGGGCCCCTGTCCCGTGCGCATGTAGGCGCCGGGCGGGTGCTGCGAGCCGGTCGGCGTGTACCCCTTGCCGCCGAGTCCGAGCAACCACTCGGCGAGCGCGACGTCGCCGGTCAGGACGAAGACGCGCACCTGACGCATCCGGTAGATGCGCCCGCCGCGCTCCTTCACCTTGGAGACCAGCTGCTCGGCGGTGAGCGCCGCGGCCGGGCTCGGCACGAGGCTCAGATGGCGCGGTGTCTCAGAAAGGGATGTCATCGTCTTGTGGCGGCGGTGGAAGCTCGTAGCCGGCCGCGGGCTCGTCGTAGGCGCCACGGTGGACGCCGGCCGGCGCTTCGCCGAGGCTGCTCGGCCGGTCGGCGGCGGGGGGAGGGGTGAAGAAGAAGAATCGGGCCCAGGCAAACGCGATGCGCTTCTGCGTGTCGAAGTCGCGCTGCTCGACGGGCATGAGCGGCATGGTCAGAACGGCAAGCTCGCCGCCCTTGTTGAGGCACATGCGCCAGGCGTCCTTCGGGTCGGTCGTCCTCGTCCCCGCGGCGGCCTTCACGACCTCGATGCCGTCGTCGTCGCTGCCGTTCTGCGAGGCGGCTTCGGCCTTGTCGAGGTAGTAGTTGTGGTAGACGCGATCGCCGTCGCGCCGGTCGCGCTGGGTGTAGGTCAGCTTGGCGCGCGTCCCGTCGCGGCGTAGCGCGGCGGCGGCCTTCGCCGGGCCCTCGTTCTTCGTCGTGAGCTTCTTTGGCTCGTCGTCGGTCTCGATCGTGTACCAGCCGGTCGCCTCGTCCTTCGAGACCTTGGTTACGTTCGCTACTACCTCTGCCATCGTCGGCCTCCCTCGGGATCAGGGTGGCCGCCTCGCGGGTTACAACTGCTCGATCAGGCGGTCGAGTACGGCTAGGTCGTCCTCGGTGACGGCGGCTTTGATCAACTGTCGCGTGTGGGGGTACGGCTTGCACGCGGCCCTTTCGACGTTTCCAAGCGTCTTGGTCGAGATACCGATAATGGCAGCGAAGGCTTCTTGGCTTAGGTTGCGGCGATTCTGAATCCCGCGGAGCCATTCGCCGTAGGCGCGCCAGTATCGCTTCTCACGAAGCTCGCTCCAATCGCGGTGCATCTCCTCGATGTCAACGCGGTCGATCCCGTCGTCATCCATTGTGGTTCACTCTGATAGCGAGACGGTCATTACGGCCGCCACGATGGCAGGTCATTTCGAGCCTCGCAATCTCCTGGGATTTCCAGGCCTTATACCGAGCCGTTTCCTCGACATTTCTAGGCGATTGCCGAGCGTGTTCCGACGGTTACCGACATCTTGCCGTTGTCGGCACAGACAATCCGTGCATTTTGCGACAAGTTCGTGCTGGCGCATTGGGACCTCCTCCTCGGTTCTCCATTCCGAGGGGCGCCAGCTGGGGGGCCCATCCTCGGGAGTCTGGCTGCCCTCGCCAATCTCCCACCCGTGCGCCCGACGTTAGCGCGTTGTCTCGAACGGTGCTGCTAGGGTCACGCGGACCGAGGCCGCGAGAGAGCCCGGAGGTTCGTCAAGTTGCTCTCTCTCGCCGAACGAGCCCAGCGGGTCTACCTGCTGCTCGACACGCTGAATGATCCCTACCCAACGCCGCGCGGCTCGATCGAGCCCGGCTCAGGCCCGGCGCCATCGCGCTACGTGCCCTGCGAGACGTGCCGGCGCCGCGGTGAGGTTCGCCTACGTGGTGGTTGGGTTCTCTGCCTGGTCTGCGACGGGACCGGCTGGAAGCGGCGCGAGAACGAGCCTCCGTGGGATGCCTACATCGAGCTACCCCTGGTCGAGGCGAACGAGCTTCCGCGCGCCACGAGCCCGCCGCGCGTGACGATCGCCGACGGCGAGAGCTTCGCCTGGGAGCTTGTGCGAGCCCGTTACGATCGCCACGGCTCCTACCGTGAGGTTCGCCGGCAACTCGACTGGCTATCGCTCGTGCATCCACGGCGGTATCTGCTCGTTCGCCGCGTCGTGGTTGACCATGAGCCTCGCAAGCTCGACGTCCAGGCCGGCCACGAGCTTCGCGCGGGCGTGGTGATGATCGCGCGCAGGATGCCGTCCGTCCGCGTCCCCGGCTGGCTGATCGAGCGCGGGAACGCGCAGGAGAATCGGACGATCGAAGCGCTCGCCGCGGCGGGAATGACTCCGGGCCAGATCGCGCGCGAGCTTGGTCTGACGCGCGAATCGGTCAAGCGAAAACTACGGAAAAAGTCTCAGCGTGCGGGCGCCCGGATTCCAGGTTAGAATCCGGGCACCGGATGACCCCGCGGGGTTGGCGCCGGCTGCCGCGATCGTCTAGCCGACCCTCGGAGTCTCGCAAGCTCTTACTTCACTACTGGATCGCGCGCAGGATGAGCGCGATGATGGGCGCGAAGACGGGCACGAGGATGAACGCGCCAAGCAGAAATCTGCTCACTGTGAGACCTCCTTTCGCAGGATCATCTCGGTGCGAGCCCACGCCTCTAGGTCGTCGGCGAGCCAGATCGGTCCGCAAGCAAGCTCGGCGACAGGCGTCGGGACCTGCTTACGACGCCTGAACGTTGCGAAGAGGCTGTCTGTCACGCCGAGGATCGTCGCGGCTTCTTTCGAGCCGGCGAGCCGCAAAGCCGGCCGTTCGGCTTCTGCCGATTCGACGCGCTCGGCGAGCGCGCGCGCGAGCCGGCCGATTTCGTCTGCCTGCTCGCGCGCGGTCGTGCGTTTCATCATGCGCTAGACCTCCCGCTCGATGGTCGCGTGGACGTCGAAGCTCTCGGCGCCGCTATCGCGCGCGGTCTCAAATGCCTCAAGCGCAGCCCTAACCAGCGTGCCGTCGCCGCCCTCGTTTTCGAGGGTTTCGAGGGTGCCGTCTTCGGCGACCCAGGTGACGTGGACGGTGATGCGTTCCATGATTTCAGTCCCTTTCCGTTCGAGTGTGAGTGACGCGGAGCGCAGCGCTCCGAGCCGGGTCCGCGCGGGGCCCGACTCGCAACCTGCGCGCTACAGGGCGACGATGCGCGAGACCTCCTCGACGGTGCGCGCTTCGTGCGCGATTCCGGCCGCGAGCATCTCGGCGGCCTCCTCCTTCGCGTAGTCGAACCCGTAGCACCCCCAGAGGGATTCGTCCACGGTGCCATCCGGGCGCTTGACCACGACTCCGTAGACGTCTCCCTCTAGGTACTGGCGCCAGACGGCAAGCTCGCCGCGCAGGGCGTTCTCTACCCATTCGCGATCGTGGTACTTCGGATCGTCGCCGCAAAGCTCGGTTACCCGCTTGTGCGTCGTGTAGAGGACCGCGTTCGCGTTCTCCGCGTCCGACTCGTAGATGGTCACCTGCGGACCGTGCTCGGTGATTTGCGCCGGCAGAACGCCTGCGATGTCCTTGCCGAAGATAGCCAGCGCGCGGATGTAGGCGCCATCGCGGCGATCGTCGGCATAGCGCCGGCCGACAGACTCGCCGAAGGTGTAGTCCGTCGTGTGCGCGAAGCTCGCCAAGTTGTCCCATTCATCCGGGCTCTGCGGCTCGAAGTCGGGGAAGATGTCGCAGGTCCAGCCATCCTGCTCGATCGTCTCTAGCGCTTCCATGTCCCTACCTTTCGTCTGAGTGAGTGACTCGGAGCAAATCGCTCCGGCCGGCGCTGGCAATGCGCCGGCCGCAGAGATTCGGAGTCTCGCAAGCTCCTAGCTTGAGACCACCTGCCAAAACTCGATCCCGCCGATTTCCCGGCGCCGGCCGTTTCCAAGCGGCTCGTGCGCGATGCGCAGGGCCTTTGCATAGCCGCTGTTGATGTCGCGCGCTTGCACGCGAGCGATTTCGGTACTCGGGTCCCGGTGCCAGCTGGTGCCGTGGATTGTCTCCACGCCGGTATAGGAGATGCGATAGGCGATCGTGCGCATTGGCTAGCGTCCCTCCTCGATCACTGCAAGGGCTCGCGCGGCGTCCTCTTGCCAGCGTGGCGCGAGCGATTCGGCGAACGTCTGGAACGTCTCCTTGTCCATGTCGGCGGGAAGCTCGGCCGGCTCGATTCGGAGGATGCGCGCGGCGCGCTCGTGCGGGGTGTCAGTCGGGCGAGGACCGTAGGGGCTCGCGTGGTCGTAGGCGTGCCATTCGCCGCTATAGGCGAACCAAGCGTTCGCTACGGCGTGCATCGGCCGGCCGTCGTCGTCGGCGTGATGAACCGCGATCACGGGCGCCAACTGCGGGAAGGCGCGCGCGATTTCGGTGTGAAGCTGGCCACAGGCGCGCATACGGCCGTCGGGCCCGCCGCGGCGGTACCAGCCTTCGCTATCCCATAGCTGTCCGGTAACGCTGAAATGCGGGCGCTTGTTGCCGGCGTAGTGGACTAGCTGAGCGGTCGCGACTAGGTAACCGTCGCGCGTCTTCCGCTCAAGCGTTCGATGCGCTTTCACTTCGGTAGACATTGCTTCCTTTCGTGAGTGAGTGTTCGTACCGGAGCTATCGCTCCGCGGCCGGCGAGCATTGCCGGCCGCGCAGAGATGCCGGCGCGCTAGTCGTCTGACATCGTGTCGAAGGCGAGCGGCGCTCCGCTCGCGTGCTCGCTCGCGTTCCAACACTTCGCGAGCTTGTGTCCCTTCGGACCGTCCCATACTTCGGCGCCACACTCCGGGCAGACAAGGCGCGGCGTGCTCTTCCATGCGCCGGCCGGCAAGAAGCGCGCGTTCTTGCCGTACTCGTACCGAATGAACTTCACGACCGCGGGGTCATCCGCGCTCGGTGTTGACCACCCTTCCGCGGTCTCTACGGTGACGTAACCGCTAACCGTCTTGCCGGCGACTGAGACGCTTGCCGGGACCGAAAAGAAGGTGTCCGGGGTCCCTCCGTTCTGGAAGCGGACGTTGCGTACCTTGCCGTCCGCGCAGATTGCGCGCGCGCTCGCGTATCCAGCTGCGAACGGGCCCGACAGTAGGACTAGGTTGGTGTCGTGTGCGTAGTCCATTGAATCCCTTTCGTGAGTGAGTGACTTTGCGGAGCTTGAAGCGCTCCGCGGCCGGCTAGCAATGCCGGCCGCGCAGGGCTCTAGGCTTTGTCGTCGCCGATCGGTAGGTGAAGCTGCGCCGCGGCGAGCGTGCCGTTTCCACCGGCATTGAAAACCGCCATGCCGACGGTAAGCGCGAGGTCCGGGGGAAGCTCGCGCGCGGCGTCGGCTACGGTCGTGTCTCCCTCGAACACTGCGCGAACGGAGTAACCGTTGCGGGTGATGACGATTGCAAGCGCATCGGCGACCTGCGCTACCGTCGCGTCCCTGCCGAAGCGCTTTACGATCTTGGTCGCTTGCGTCGTGTGCTTCGCAAGGCCGGCGCGGACCTCCTCGATCGCTTCCGCGTCGTTGCCGGCCGCGGTGCGGCCGTAGTCGGTGCAGGACCAGAGACACCCTAGTCCCAGGTGCTCCTCGTTCCAGCTGTTCGAGCGGTCCTGCCGATAGACGCGAATCGGTAGCGCGTCGATCACTTCGGCCGGCGCCTTGTCGCAGAACGATTCGAGCGTAGCGCGCTGCCAATCCCCCTTACAGGCTGGACAAGGCTTGAGGCTGGCCACGTTCGAGTAGTCCCAGACTTTGCCGGCCGGCCGCGGGTCAAACGAGTAGGACGTGCAGGCGCGACACTTGCCGTTTCCGCGCTTGCCGGTCCCCTTGCATTTCGCGCAGTCGATAAGCGCGAACACTGGCGCCTTGCCGCGCGGGACACCTGCGCGATTGTGCTCGCAAGTCGGGCAGTCCCGTAGCTCTAGGACTAGCGCGCGATTCTCTGCGTCGTAAATCATCGCTTCCTTTCGAGTGAGTGAGTGACTAGACGGTCTCGCCTAGTTCGGCGAGGTATTCGGAGATTGCGCTGCCGCGATCGAATCCGGCCGCTGCCCACGAACCAGGGAAGGCCGCTTCGTCTTCGTCCACGAGCGTATAAGCGATTTCCCAGACATCGGAGATAACCGCGCGAAGCGCTGCGATGCGCTCGGCGGTCGGTGCGGTCGGATTCGGCTTGTACGGCATTGCATCGCGATCGTACCTAGCGCTGATTGCAAGGCGCAAGGTCTGATTGTAAAAGGTAGGTGAGGAAGTGAGCGAAGCTAGTAACGGTGCCGATTCCGAGCCGCGTCTAGGTACGCTCGCGTGGCTACTTCTCCAGCCGCGCATCCTGTTCCAGGGATTCGAGCTACCCGCGTGCCATCGCTTGCCGGAAGGCGCGTCAATGCTTGCCGGCGACAGAGATGGGAGATGTCGCGTCGTGCGCGCCGATGGGGCCCGGTGTAAGTCTCCATCCCTACGTGCGTTCTGCGCTTGTCTCGTCCATGCTGGTGGTGGAGGATTCCTAGGGCCCGACGGTGCGCGCGCCATGTCGCGGAAGGCTCATGCCGTCAAGGTCGCTAGGCGGGAAAGGCGCGAGCTACTCGGCATAGGACCTCGAAGAGCG